GAACCCATACCTGAGTTCATAACCTCAATGGAGTTCCGTTCTGTTTATCTGTGCGGTTTATGGGTTCCGAGATAAGAACGACACATCGATCCGCATGGTTCAGGATGTAATACTGTTCATTCCCAGGAAGGCATCCAAATCCACACTCATCGCAATCATCGCACTATACGAATTATTATTCGGTGAGCCAGGTGGTGAGGTCTACTGTACCGCATTGGACAGAGCCCAGGCGAGTATTGTTTTTGACACCGCCAAAGGTATGATCGAATCGATGCCACCAAAGATCGCTGCCAGGTACATGGTGTATCGCAACGAGATCAAAAAGGCTGGTGACAGTCAGACCAAGTTCCAGGCTTTGTCCAGGGAATCAAAGAAAACCTCTGACGGAAAAAATCCCAGCGTATCTATTGTGGATGAGGCAGCACAAATCACCGAGAGGAATTCCATCGAGGTTATGAACTCAGGTATGGTTTCCCGTCAGAACCCTTTGCGTATCTACATCACGACTGCATCGTTCACAAAGGAAACCCTGTTTTTTGAAAATATGCAGTATCTGAAATCGATGCTGCATGGTCAGGCAGAGGACAACCCACGGTGGTTCGGTCTGCTTTATGGTTTGGATGATGGGGATGACTGGAAAAATCCAGCCGTATGGTCTAAGGTCAACCCGATGCACGGCATCTCGATCAACTCCGAGGCTATCGAGCAGCGGGTGACTGAGGCAATGGCAAAGCCTTCTGCCATCAACGAACTACTATGCAAAACCTTCAATGTGTGGGTATCTGCCAACTCAGCCTGGATCGACAAATCGATATGGGCTGATGCACCAGCTGAAGAACCCAAAATGGAACCTGAGGCAACCTTCATTGCTTTTGACTTGTCAGCGACCAGGGACTTGAATGCGGTCTGCACCCTGCATCGATATGAGGATCAGAAGTACCATGCAAAGTTCAAATTCTTTTTGCCTGAGGACAGTATGTCCTTTATACCGACCCACTACAAACCAATATTTGAAAGGGCGGTATCCAGGGGAACCCTGAATCTCACCCAGGGCAATGTATCTGACTATTCCGAGATTGGCGACTACATCACTCACCTGGTAGAAAAATACAATGCCAGGGAGGTTGGGTACGATGCCTGGAATGCTGCATCCCTGGTCAGTCAACTGTACGAGAAAGGTATGCCAGTCAAAAAGATCGGGCAAGGTATGGCGGTTTTGAACAACCCATCCAAGCAAGTGGAAAAGCTGATTCTCAGCAACTCGATATCCCACGACCATGATCCATTCGTGGAATGGCAGCTGGGGAACTGCGAAGTGTATGTGGATGTGAACAACAATATCAAGGTTCGCAAGAACTCAGCAGACCCATCCGCTAAGGTTGACGGTATTATTGCAATGGTCATGGCTTTTCATTGTGCCTTGGACAACCCATCCATGTCATCATCGTATGGTTTCCGTGCATTTTGATTCCCATTCATAACTTTATGCAGTAGAATCAGAGCAATTCAAGGGGCAAAACATGGCACTACTCGACATATTTAAGACCAAAAAAACGATCCTAAAAGAGAGCAACACTCTATTTGGTCAGACCCAGCTGGGAAACAATATCGTCTATCAGGGCGATGCTGGTCGCCAAACGGTATCTCAGCAGCTTTTATATGTCACGACATCGAGCACAACTACCGCTGGTCGTGTGCTGGATATGTCTACCCTGTCACGGAATTCAACTGTGATGGCTTGTGTTGGTGTCAAAGCAAGAGCCCTGGCACAACTACCGATTCAAATTCTCAGCAAAGGCGAGAATGGTGAACTGATTGATGCAACAACTCACCCATCCGTACCAAGCAGAGAAAAGATCAAAGCAAAACAAGTTCTCAGTCTTCTGACAAATCCAAACAACTTCCAAAGCCAATATGAGTTTTGGTATCAATGGCAGATGTGGCAAGACTTAGCAGGCGAGTGTTTCACCCTGCTTTGGAGGAAGGATCAGAAGGATGCCAACCAAACCCCGTTGGAGATGTATAACCTGGATGCGACTCTCATCACTTGTCGCCTGACTCCAGGTCGATATCCAATGTATCAACTATCAACCCCATCATACGGTTTCAACCGTGATGAGCCATTGGCAGCACACCAGGTCATTCACTTGATCGAGGCAGCCTGGCAGGGTTCAGCTGGTTTCAACAAAGGTATCCTGGCAACTGAACTGGTCGCACTCGACCAGGACATCGATCTGTATGCCAACTTCGTCATGCAGAATGGTGCCAAGCCTTCAGGCTTGTTCCGTACCGACCAGGTGATTCCTGATGCTAAATACAAGGAAGTGGCAGCCAGGTTGAAGGAAGCCTGGTCAAGCATGACTGGCAGCAAGACAACTGACCTATCCAAACCAGGTCAAGGTATGCTGCTCGACCAGGGCATGACCTTTGAAACCGTGGATATGTTGACTCTCCAGGATGCTGATGCAGCCAAACTCAAAGAGCAGACAATGAAGCGTATCTGCGGTGTTTTTGGTGTACCGCCTGCCATGATTGGTATTGGTGACTCCAAATACAACAACACTCAGACCATGATGGATGAGTTCTACAAAGCAACAATGTACCCAACCGTGGTGAACATCGAGCAGAAATTGAAAGCATCTTTGCTCAAAGGTTTCCCAAATCTTTGCATTCGTTTTGATACTAAGGACTTCCTAAAAGGTGCTCCGCTGGATCAAATGAACTTCGTGACCGCTGGTGTCAACGGTGGAATCATGACTGCCAACGAGGCACGGGAATATATGAATATGCCCAAGATCGTTGACGATGAGAATGCTGATATCCTCCAGGGGAAAAGTGCTCCAGCAGCTGCCGAGCCAATCCCAGGAAGTTCAGATCAAGATACTGGCGGTGGCGGTGGAAACCAAAAACGCAAAATGAATATTGGGAAGTAATATGGATATCAAAGCCCTCCTGGCAAAATTATCTAGTCAGATAAAATCCAAAGGTGTTAAACTTCCCAAAATTAAAACAAAATCCCCTACAATACATCACAACAACCAAGCGATTAAAGATGGGGCAGTCAATGAACGAAACAAACCTCCTATGTGATGCCAAGATCATTTTGGAAAAGCAGACCAATGAGTCCGCTGCTCCGAGTGGAAAAATCGAAGCCCGTGCAACTACCTGGGGAGCCCGTGAAGGTGCTGACGGTAGAAAATTCAATTATCAGCCCGAAGGCTTTGCCGATTGGGCGAAAGAGTTTGCCGAAAGTGGCAAACCACTTCCAATGTTTTTAAACCACAACGATATGGGTGCTCCCATTGGCGAGTGGACTGCCGTTGAGTTTGATGACCAGGGAATGTCTGCAAAAGGCAAACTGTTCCTGGAAACTAGCGGTGGAAAAGATATCTACCATATTTTGAAAGAATCACCAATGATGTTTGGTGGTGTTTCCGTTGGTGCGTATGCTGAAGAAGCCCGCATGGTCGATGAGGCTGGAAACCCAGTCACAAACGAAGATGATGACGGGTATTTTCAGATCACCAAAGGCGGGCTGCGTGAATTGTCCGTTGTGATGTATCCAAACAACCCTCAGGCTGAGGTGATGAAATTGGAATACTTCGACAACGAAGGTCATGCCAATCCCCGCATGATTGAGAAGGCTCTGCGTGAGGCAGGACTTTCACAAAGGAGTGCGACCACCGCATCCTCAGTCCTCAAAAAGATTTTGGAGCAGCGTGATGCTGCACAAAAGATTGATGAGGCAGCACCAAAGCAGAGTGATTCTGATGCGGTGGGAATCGAAGCTGACCAACTTCTCAAAGCCATTCAGGAATGGGAATTGTTGCAAGCACTATCTAAACGAATCAAATAAGGATATATCATGTCTATTGAAAAAATCATTGAAAAGGTCGATGCCATCCAGGCTGACCAAGTGGCTAAAATTGACGAAGCCAAGGTTGCGATTGAAGCATCTTTGACAGAGAAATTTGAAGCACAAATGCAAGAAAAAATCTCCGCTGCAACTGCTGAAAGTTCTGAAAAGATTACCTCATTAGAGGCAAAAATTTCTGAATTAGCTGCAATCCCAACTGTACGCACATACAAAACTATCGCCAATGAAGTGAACACCTCTGTGAAAGAACAGATCAAGTCATTCGTTGAAGGTGGTGGTCGTGTTGAAAAAGAACTCAAAATGTTTGCTGACGAAGGTCAATATTCTGCGTTCATGAAGGAAGCCTCTGCATTGACTGGCTCAGGTGCTGGTGTCGGTGGTCGTACTGCGTATGACCCTGTATTCGCTGCACTCCGTCAATTGAACCCATTGCGTGGTGTTTCCCGCAATGTGGCGACTGATGGTTCTTCATATCAATTCCGTGCCAAGGTAGGTAATGCTGGAGCCGCATGGGGATACGCAATTCAGAATAACGGGTCGGCAACCACAGAGAACACCAACATCTGGCAATTGAACCTCCAGGACTTAAATGTTCAGTTTCCAATCAGAACCGCAGCCCTCGATGACATCGATGGTTTGGAAGGCAATGTTGTATCAGATATGCTTGCTGAGTTCTCACAAGCTGAAGCCTTATCCATGATCCAAAACAATGACCAAGGTGCAACATCCTTGCCATACGGTGGATCAAACGGTTTGCGTGGTTTGAATCAGTATCCTGGTGCTAATGCAACATACACAGGCGGTACAACTTCAACTGCTGCATTCGGTACAAGTGGAACTGCTGCAACTTCAGGTCTGCATTCATTAGCAACATACGATCAGATCACAACTAATGCGAACACCGTTGGTGCGAACAATGTGACCTATGCAGATATCGTGAACTTCCTCTATGCTTTGCCAACTCAATACTGGTCACCAAACAACAAATTCATGATTAACCCAACAATGTTGGCTGGAATCCGTGGATTGGTTGATACAAACGGTACACCAATTTTTGAACGCATGAGCCCATTGGTTTATGACGGTACTGTTGGCAAATTGTTGGGCTACGATGTAGTGGTCAACCAGTATTGCTCTGCACCTTCACAATTGACAACTGGTGCTGCTGGCACGACTTCATTGTTCCCAATGTATTTTGGTGACTTCAGCCGTGGTCATAGCATTGTTGATCGTTTGAACATGATCCTCCGCAGATACGATCAGACCCTCCCAGGTTCGATCACATTCTACGGTGAGAAGCGTTTGGCAACTTCTGTTGTTGATCCTTTCGCAATTGTTCGTTATCGTTCAACTGGTACTGCTGCTTAATAAAGCTGGGGGAGGCAACTCCCCCACTTTTCACAAATTTTTTATGGAACGACCATGAGCCAACTACTCGAAAATATTAAAAAAGCCCTTGTCGAAGGCGAGGCAAACTTTGATCTGAATGAAGCATCCGCATTGACTGGTTCGGGTACAAATACTGGTGGTCGGGTCATTTATGATGAGGCATT